GGTTCGCGTGGCCGGCCCGCAGGCAGTAGGACTCCGTCTGCTCCGTGCGGGTGAAGTTGATGTAGTCGTCGTTCTTGGCCGCCACGCAAGACTGGGAGTTGCCGTCGGTGGAGCCGATGGAGTAGATGGCATCGACAACGGTGCTGTTCACCGTCGTGTTGCGCGAGCCCAGGAAGATCGCCGCCTTGGGGGTTAGCCCGCCCAGGTCGGTGGTGGTGAAGTCATGGGTGCCGGTGGCGGAGGGGCACGTAAAGGTGGCCACCACCGCTTTTAGTTGCTCGGCCATTTACGCCCCTCGCTGTTTTCGCGCTTCCCGGCAGAATCTCCGATACAGGGCCCGCGCCAGCCGCGCCCGGCCCGGGTCCAGGGCCTCCAGGTCCCCCCATCCAATCGGGCCCGCCCGGTGGGTGGCGCTCGTCGGATTGGGGATCGGTACCTGGGGCATGGCGCATTGCCATCCCAGGGTCTGGCGGATCAGCGGCCAGTGTTTCGGTATCCGCTCCAGCTCCAGGCGCAGGCCCTGCGGCGGGGTCTGCTCCCAGACGCGCCAGTGCGTCTCCAGCCAGACCACCAGGCCGTAGTGGAGTAGGTCGCCATTGGTCGCGCCCTGGGGGGAGGCCGGCACGTCGTAGCCGAGCTGGTGGAACCAGCCGAGGAAGCGGTCCCGACCGGTCAGGAACCAGGCCAACGAGGGCACCGCCGTCAACGGGTGGCGCATGAGCCACCAGCGGTGATCGAACTCGTAGGCGTCGGGGTGATTGGATGGTATGGGGTACCAGTGATGCCGGCTGTGGAAGAAGCCGGTGCAAAGCCCGAAGGCGTCGGGCCGCTCATGCCCGATATGGGCTCCCGCGCGGCGCAGGAGGTTGGAGAGGTAAGTGGTGCCCCCTTTTGGGCAGCCCTGGATCAGTAGCGTCTTGTGGCCGCCCTCAGAAACTAGCTGCGGCTCGAACTGGCTCATAGCCCAGCATCTGCATTACCTCGCGGTGATCGGCCTCCAGCTTTTCCACGATTTCGCGCGGGACCACCTCCTGCCAGCCGCCGGCCGTGCCACGCTTGAAGAAGTCGCCGGCCTTGGGGCTCGCCTCGCGGAAGCCGTTCTCCTGCTCCTGGCGGCGCAGGTGGTCGAAGCTGGCCAGCTCCACGGCGAGGTCCAGGCGCTCCTCGTCAACCGAGAGGCCGAGGTGCTCCAGCACCTGCTGGAACTCGCCCCGGGGGTCCTCCAGGAGGTCCTCGTAGCGCAAAACCTTGACGGGGATGGACTCCTGCTCGGCCCAGCTCCGCACGTGCTGGGACCACGTGGTCAGGTGGTGATAGATGCCCAGGTTGCCCTGGTCCAGACAGGACCCCATGTTGTTCATGGACTCGGCCGCCTGCTCCAGGGTGTGCCCCATGTGGTCGGCGTAGCTCACCAGCACGTCCCTGGGGTCGCGGACCACGTAGACCGAGGGCCCGGACATTTCCTGGGGGATCAGGTCCACCGACCCCGCCCGCACGTTGGCGTTGTGGGATTTCAGGACCACGGGGTTGTGCGGGAACCGGGCGATGATATGGGCCAGGGCGGCATGGCGCAGGAACAGGATCTCGGCCGGCGTCATGTCCTTGAGCTGGGTCGGGGCCACCGTGTGATAGGCGTACGGCTGGCAATCCCCCACCACGATCTCCCCCGACATATTGATGTCCAGGGTCCCCCACCGGTAGGCGGTCAGCATCATCCGGACCCAGGTGTTGCCGGATTTCGGCCAGCTCGCCAGCCAGCTCACTTGCCGTAGAACCCCCATGGCGTCCTCCTAGTTCGGCGCAGAATAGGTAAACGAGGTGATCTGGATTTTATCGCCGCTGGCGATGTTGGTGTTGGACAGGTTCAGGTCGGAGCCGGTGGTGGCCACCGCCCCGGTGAACATGGTGGAGTCGTCCCGATCCCGGATCTTGAACTCGGCCGCCGTGCCCGTGGCGGTGGCGGTTCCCGAGGGCGAACCGTTCATGGTCGCGGTCCCACCGGAGGCGGCCCCGAAGGCCGGGTTCTGGAGCGGGATGGAAACCAGGGTGGTTGGGGTGCCTCCCCCGGTGGTGATGATCAGATTACCCACCGTGGTGGCGGTGGCGGTTCCGGTGTCCACCTGATCCACGACGTTGTTCGCCAAGCCGTTTCGGATCGTGGCCGGATGGGTGATGGCCATGGGTTATTCCTCCTGGAACATGCGGTGGTTGGGGTAGCGGGCCCGCAGGTATTCCCGGTCCTGATCGCTCAGGTGGGGCCACACGCGCCGTAATTGGTTGGGGGACACCTTGGGACGGCCGTCACGGTCCCGGACCACGAGAAAGCCGTCCGTTCGCGCCTTTGGGCGGTTCATCCCTTCTCCTTCACGCGCTTGGCGATCACCGTGGCCAGGTCCTTGTCCGCCTGATCGAGCTGACTAAAGGCGTGGTCCACCTCCTTGTCCGTCAGGTCCCGGCCTTGCTCGTGGGCGGTCTGGATCACCTGCATCATTTGCCGGAGCTGGACGGCCTCCATACCGATACCCATGAGGGCGTTGAGGATCTTGATGGCGCTGAGTACCGTCATTTCGAGGACTTCTCCTGCTGGAGCTGCTGCTGGATCCGGGCCAGGGTCTGCTGCATCTTCCGGAGCTGGACCATGGTGTCGGCCGGCACCTTCTTGTCGCTGTGGACAGCCGCATGAGCCGTATCCAGGGCCGGCTTGAACTTGTGGAGCGTGGCCTGGATCTTCTTGGCCTGCTCCAGGCTGATGGTATGGGAGCGCAGGAGGTCCGCCGTGGTGCGGGCGGTACTGGCGTAGAGCGCCGCCGCCGCGTAGACGTTCTGCCGGGACGTCTCCGGAGCCGTTTGACAGCCCACCAGGGTGAAGGCGAGGAAGGCTGCCAGGATAAGGGGGCGCACGGTTAGCCCTTCTGGCCCTTGCGGGCGGAGGCGTTGTCGGGATTCATGGCCAGGCGGTCCAGGATCTTCTGGAGCCGGCCCACGAACTGCTTCACCTTGCCCGCGAATTTGTCGTCCGCCGTGTTCGGCGTGACCTTGGCGAAGGCGCGGATGGCGGCGGAAACCGCCGAGGCCACGCCCACGATGCTCGCCAGGAAGGCGATGATCTCCTGGTAGTGCTGCATGAGGAACTGCATGGCATCCTCCTATCTGGGCCGGATCTCCAGGACTATGGGTCCGGCAGACTTCTGCTGCTTGATTCGCTCCATCCGGTCCATAAACTCGTGGAAGGTGTCGCGGGAGTTCAGGACTGCCCACTTGCCTTCCACGAACCCAAGGCTGTCGCCCAAGGCGATACACCCCTGGACGTCGTCCACGACGTTGCCCGGGTGGAGCATGATGTATTTGCGGTTGACGACATGCTGGACGTGCCAGCCGCGCTTGAACTCGCCCCCGGAGGCCCGCCGGACCACGCCGGACCACCGCATCCCCAGGGAGTACATGCCCACGGGGATCCGGGAGGTGTTCTGGTGGTTGTTCTGCCAGGGGCGCTCGATGGTGTAGCATTCCCAGTTGCCCACCTTCCCGGGCATCCGAAGGGTGCCGAAGGTCCCCCAGTTGGGGACTTCCGCGAAGTGCTGGATCAGTAGGCGCATCATTGCTTGCGATCCTCCAGGATCTGGCGGATCACCTTCACGTCCGTGCGCATCTTGTGGATCTTCTCCTGGGCGTCCTCCGCCTCCTGACGGATTTCCCGGCGCTTGCGGGCGTTCAGATTCTCCATTTGGTCGATCTCGTGGCGCAGGTTGTCGATCTGCGCCCGCATGTTCGTCTGCTGGGTCTGGATTTTGTCCTTAAACACGAGGAGCTGCACTACCCCTCCGATCCCACCCCAGACGATTCCGGGCACCACGGTTACCAGGAGGCCGATCAGGATTTTGCGCTTCGTGTCGGTGGTGAACGCCAACAATAACCCCATTCCTGGGAGGGCCTGCGCTACTTCCAGTAATTTGTGGAACTGATCCAGCATGGCCGCTCTCATATCCACGGGCGCATCTGGGCCTGGGTATTGGCGCGGCGGGTGTTGAAGGCGTTGCGCTTCGCCTCGGTCAGCTTGGCCAGGTATTCGCGCAGCTTCTCCTGGGCCATGTCCGGATTGGACCATGGCTGACCGGAAACCCGCATGAGCCGATATTTGGCCCGGAGGAGGATGGCGTCCCGGTAGTGGGTGGCAATCCAGTCCGGAATATCCGAACTGTCGGTTGTGGGCACAAGGGAAACCAGGAAGTAGAGGGTCTTGGTTTCGTTTGCCGTGGGTTCCGGCCAGATCAGGAAGCCATCGTCGTCCATAGCCGGAGCGAAATTCCGGGGCGGGCCGGTCCCCGCCTTGCGGAAAAGGTCCTCGTAGTTGGCGTCATAGACCGGCCGCTGGTCGTACCAGCATTGCTCATAGTTGTCGATCCGCGTCCCCGACGGGATAGACAGGTCCGAGCTGGGATACTGGGACTGGCCGGCGGTGAGCGTCATGGACAGGGTGGTGCGGTAAAGCCCCGAGTCCTTGAGCAGGTCGATGGCGGCGTAGCGCACCTCGTGCTCCACGTAGAAGATCGGGGCGTCCTGCACTTCGTCCAACACGCCCGGGGCCAGGGACTGGTAGGTGGTCGCCATCAGCCACCCCCACCACCCTGGGCCCGCTCCCGGGTGTCCATGGAGGCACCGGGGATGGTGAACAGGTCCGTGTTGCCCTTGATTCCCAGGCTCTGCGAGAACGCCTTGTAGTGGGCGTTGGCGAGTTGGGCGCTGCCGAAGTCCGCATCCTTGGAGTAGGCGCGGTACAAAACGTAATCCAGGAGGGCGTTGGCGTAGACGTCGTCCAGCGAAATGCTGTCCGAAAGGGTGACGTCCTGCGGGGAGCTGGAGTAAAGAAGCTCCACGTAATTGGTCCCGGTGCCCGGTTGCGGCGGGTAGACATAGAACGTCTTGGGATCCCGCTCGTCGTGCATGAAGTGCATGGCCTCGGCGGCCGTCTGACCGGAATGCCAGTCGGGAACCTGGTAGTCGATGATCTTGCGCTCGATCACCGTGACCGACCGGCCCGGGGTGGAACCACCGGTCCCCATATTCCGCACCACGTCGATCAGCCGGATGCCTGCCCCGATGTTGGTCCCGGAGTTGTCCGGGTCGCTGGCCAGGTCGTTGAAATTCTGCTTGGACCCGGACACCAGCCGCACCGTCTCGTTGTCGGCGTGGGCGGAGGGGTCCAGCAGGACCGTCTCCCGCTGGCCGTCGTTGAGCCAGTCCAGAAGCTCGCTCTCGGGCCAGCGAACGCTGGTGGTGTCCTGGAGGATCACCCCGGCGCGGTCCACGATTTGCTGGGCCTTGATGGTACTCATGGGTTCGCCCCTTATTCGTTAAGAGCCAACGCCTCCTGGGGCGTCATGCCCTTCTCCATGGCCTCTACCTGGCGCACCAGGGTTTCCTTGCGGTGCCGCTTGTCCAGCTCCGCGCCGTAGTTGCGGCGGGCATAAGCCTCCAGCATGTCCTTGGTCATGTTGTCGAAGTTGCTGGGGCTCGGACCCTCCAGGGCCTGTTCCGGCGTACTCTCCTGGACAGCCGCCTGTTGGTCCTCGGCCAGGTAGCCGTTGACCACCTTGCGCGGATCCGCCTGGACCACCCGGAAGTCCCCCCGCTCCGCGAGCACGAGGGAGTAGGGGTAGAGATAGCCGTCGTCAATCTTCTGGCAGTAGCGAGCCATATCCTTGCCTTATTGGGAGGGCCCCCGCTGGGGGCCCTGTCCGTGATTCCCGGGGCCTTAGCCGTCCGGATTCAGGTCGGCCACCAGGGCAGCCACCTCGATCCGCGCCTTGCTTGCAGCGTTGTTGACGTGGACCCGAATGTCGTCGGCGGCGGTGCCGCTGGTCACCGTGGTGTCGATGGCCTCGGTACTGGTGGCGTTGCCGTCCAGCCCGTTATGCCACCGGGTGTTGGAGCCGGAATCCCCCACGTCGAAGGTCATGGTGGCCCCTTCGGCCTCCAGGACCTGCGCCCGTACGGACATGACGTGGTGGTTGGCCGGCAGGTTGAGCACCTGGGCCGAATCCCCGCTGGCCAGGCCGCTGCCTGCGTTGGCCTCGGCGCAGTCCAGGACGGTGCGCATCACGAAAACGTGCCCCATCCGGTTCGAGGGGAAGCCGATGGTGCCGCCCTTGGTTTCGTCGTAAACCGCCATTTCAGTCTCCTATTCGCTTGGGGTGGGCCCCGTTACCGGGGCCCGGTCAATGCCTGGGGTCAGCCCTTCTTGGCGTAGAAGTGGCCGATGGCCTCCGGCTTCACCACCTTGTAGCCATACACGTGGAGGCCCCGGTACTTGTCCCCGAAGGTGAACTCGGAGCGCATGGGGCCCTCGTTCCGGACAAGCTGGGAGGCGAAGGTAATCGCCGTCTGGTGACCGAACATCATGTTGGTCACCATGCTCCCGCCGTCGGTGGAGTGGGCCAGGCTGTTGGAGCTGTAGATCGTGAAGCGGTCGATCTGTCCCAGGCGGCCGTTGCGAACGATGGAGGTGCCATCCCCAGCCAGGCTTGCGTCCTGGAGATCGGACTTCTTGATCATGGCGCAAGCCCAGGGCGGCATAACCACCCAGCGGTTGGACTCGGGGACGTTCTGCTCGTCGAGCACCACGCCCATGTCCACCAGGTAGTCCACGATGTTGGACTTATCCAGGGAGACGGGGGCCCCGGTGGAGCCCAGGTCGATGGAGCTGGAGATCGCCCCAGCCGAGGACCCCTTGTTCGCGGCAGCCACGTCGGCGTAGACGTTGGCCAGGAGGTCGGAGTCAATCTTGATCTTGAGCTGCTCCGAGGCGTCCTGGGTCCAGTCCTCCACGTAATCGTAGTCGGACTGGTACTTGTCCACGTCGTCGGACGTGAAGGCCCAATACTTGCCCTGGTCGATGGTCAGATCCACCAGATCGGGCTCGGGGTTCTCGTAGTCGAGCTGCTGCCCCTTGGAGTAGTCCTTGATGGTAATGCTGGGGGTCGTCCGAATGTGGACGGTATCGCCCATATCGGAGATTTCACCCTCGTAGTCCGTATTGGCGATTTCCCCGAACACGGTTGCCTTGTAGAACTTCACGAGGATTTTTCCCGACCAAATCTCAGGGATCATCACACCAGAATGGTCGGGATGGCCTGCACTCACAGGATAAACAGCCATTTTGCGTTCCTTCTGCTTCTAGGTTTTTGATTTCCCGCGAGCCACGGCACAAAAAAACCGCCCATTCGGGCGGCCCCTCTCGACATTACCGTTGACGGTTTAGGACACGGTGCCGTTGTTTTGGGCTTCGCGGATCGCACTTTCGTGTTGCGCAAACTCCTGATCCGTCATGCGTCCCAGCGCGTAATCCCGGTACACCTGCGCAATGCGGTCCCGGGTGTAGTGCGGGGGCTGGTTCGGCGCTTCGCCGGCCCGGGTTTCACCGGGGGCGATTTTGCGCTCCAGCTCCTGCTGGCGCTCCTGCGAACGGCGCTCCTTCTCTGCTTCCGGGTTCGGCTGATTGCTTTCCTGGTGCGAAGGCGGAGCCTGCCCGGTGGAAGCCTTGTAGGAAGTGAAGAACTGCGCCGCCCGATTGGCGTCCAGGTCCTGCCGGGCCTGGTTGAGTAACTGGATCATGGGCTGTCCGGAAAGCGGCTCGACCTGCTGGAGCCACTGGATGAAGCCCGGATCCTCATTAAGCCGCTGCCAATCAGGAACCTCCCTCGCCAGCGCCTCGAAGAACTCCTGCTCCTGGTCCCGTTCCCGGCTCTGGGCCACGTCCTGCACCTGCGTCTTGAGCTGGGCCAGTTCGTCGGCAAGCGTCTGGTTCCGCTGCTGCATGGTGCTCAGGAGGTTCTCCTGATCACGGAACGGCTTGACGAACTCGGGCCCGTAGGTGTTCTCCAGGACCTGTAGGGACTCCTCCAGGTTGGAGGTGTCCAGGTTCGGGGCTTCGGTCGGCGTCTGGGATTCCTGCTCACGGTCGCCCTTGAGCTGCTCCATCTGCTCCTGGAGGTCCTGCATCTGCTGACGGGACTGCTGGAGCTGCTGGTGGAGCTGCGGGACCTCGGACTGGTATTTGCCCTCCATGACCTCGAAGCGCCGCTTCCAATACTCGGCGTCCGTTTCCTGGGAGGGCGTCTCTACCGGCGTAGACGGCGTAGACGGCGTACCAGCCTCCGGCGTTGCCGTTGCTTCTGCCGGGGTGGCCGGGGTCTGCTCCGTGGGCGTTGCGCTGGGCGGAGTTTGGTTCTCCTCTGCGGTTGGGGTTTCATGCTGCGCGTCGGCCTCCGTCCACTTTTTCATCAGCTCGTCGGCACGTTCGGCCTGTCGGCGCACCTGCTCGGGAATAGCCATTCAAACGTCCTTCCTGCTTTGCCGGGATTCACAGCACAAACGCCCCCATTCCCGAGCCGGCGGAGCGGGATTCGGGCGGGGGTTGGTTCGCGTTATGAGCCGGGGGTCAGGGTAGATATACCGGTCGGGAGCCGGCGCTGCGGGATTCCCGTTACCGGCTGCGATACCGCTGGAGGATCTCTCCAGCCTGCTCCTTGTGCTCCAGGAGCGATTTCAGGGCCCAAAGGGCCCCCTGGTTCCGGCGGAACGACGTCTCCTCCTGGATGCTGTCGTTCTGCTCACGGATCTGCTGGATGGAGTCGTTCAGCCACTCCACCACCACCTTGAAGTCCCCGTTGGCCTGGAGGCGCTTGAGGGCTTCCGCCTGGCGTTCGGTGGGCTTGGCCAGTTTCATGCGCTAGTCACCAGGGTGACCGTCACCATCTCCCCGTTACCCGATGTGTTGGTCAGGTTGGCCCGCACGTAGGCGAAGGGGGCCGCGTCCGTGAAGGTGTCGGCTCCGTTGCTGGTGGTGATGTTGTTGAACGTGTGGAGGCTCACCCACGGGCCGTCCCGGAGGTTGGAAACCTCGATGTCCACGTCCACGTTCGGGCTGGTGGTGCCGTCCACGTAGAGGTGGAAGGCGCGGTGGGCCTCCTCGGTGCGGACCGCGTTCCCGGGGCCCACCGCCGTGGCCTGATCTAGTAGGTAGAACATCGTTTACCCCTGCTGGTGCTCGGGCCCGCCAGCCGGCGAACCATCTGGGTTGGTTTTCTGCGGCGCGGCCTGGCTCGGCCCCTGCTGACCCGGTGCCTCCTGGCCCGTGCCCTGGCCGGGCGGGACCTGCTGGCCCTGGGCCATGGCCATGCGCCGTTGAATGGCCTCCTCGCGGCGGATCTCGTCGGGATCGGGGACTACTTCGTCCACGTCCACGTTGAGGTGTTTGGCGGCCTCGCGCAGGAGGGCGGCGCGTCCGGCGCGTCCGATGATGCTCATGTCGAACTCGTTGGTGGTCGCCTTGAGGAACTCGTTGCGCCGCGTGTTCTCCTGCTCGCGGGCCACCAGGGACTGGCTGCCCTGCGCCTGGACGGACAGGTCGCCCTTAATGGACTCGTCGTCCAGGTACAGCATGTTGTGCAGATACTGGCGGAACACCGTGGTTTCCACCAGGCCCACGTCGATATGGGCGATCACCCGGCGGATGCCCTTGGACGTCTGCTGGAGGAGCATATGGAGCCCGGAGGCCGTGTCGGCGGCTCCGCCCATGTCGGACTGGCCGTAGGCGTAGGCCGGGATCCCCGTGTAGTCGTCGGCCAGGCGGGCGTAGTAGTCGTAGATCGACATAAGCTCCTTGGCCAGGGAGTTGGGCTGGAAGAACTCCACCGGGGGGCGGTGGCTGCTGGCCACGGCGCTGTCGCCCTCGAACTGCCAGACCTTCCATGGATACAGTGCTGTCACCTGCTCGCCGGCCGGGATCCGGTTAATGTCGTTGATCGCAACCTGGGGCCCGGACGCTATGCCCATGTTGTTGGCAAGGGCGCGGGCGGCGGCGTTGCACATGGCCTGGGTGTCGCGCATCAGCTCCGAGACGCCCTTCCCCCAGAAGGCCCCGGGGATCACCTCGTAGCTGGCCTTGGACAGGGGCCGGGCCGGAACCGGGTCGTCCGCCACCACCGCCTTGATCACCCAGGAGCCGATCAGCCAGGCCTCCACCTCGTACTGCCGGGAGGGGTTTTCCACCTTCAAGCCCCACTCGGCCAGGTCCTGTCCGGAGGCGGGGCCGAAATACTGGAGCGCCTCGATCTTGTCCGAGTTCTGGTAGTAGAAGCCCTGGTCCCGCTCCTCGATCTCGCGGCGCTGCTGGTCGATGGCCACGTATTCGTGGTAGCCCTTGTTGTTGTACTCCTCCAGCACCGCGCGGATGGCCTCGTCGTCGTATCCCTCCACCCCGATCATGGCCTCCAGGTCATGGCGGGACAGCCGGTGGCGGCGGAACAGGTAGGAGTCGTCCACGTCCACGGCGTCGGGGGCCGGGTAGATGTCGAAGGGGGAGACGCGCTCATACTCCAGGGTGTGCTCCTCCTCGACCTTCGGCTGGTAACCACCAGGGCCCTGCTCCCAGCGGAGCTTGCGCTTGCGGCGCACGATAGGCCCGGCGACAAAGCCGGCCTTCGAGGTCACCACGTCCGAAATGGCTTCGTCCATGGCCGCCCGCCACTTCCCCTCCAGGAACTGGTCCGCGATGGTGTGCTCCATGCGCTGGGCAATCTCCTGGGCCTGGTCCTTGACCTCCTTCTCGATCTCCTGACGGACCTCCTGGGCTCGTTCGTGGATCTGCTGGGGGGTCATAGGGGCCCCCATCATTTCCTCTTGCTGGGCGGCCTCCATGCCCACCTGATGGCCGATCCGCTGCTCCATGTCCGGGGGCAGCTCCGGCTCCGGGGACGGCTTCAAGGACCACGGGTTGGCGTCGGCCGGCAGCATGACGTCCCGGATCCAGGCCTCGGCGGCCCGGCACTTCACCGACGTCAGCATCATGTAGATTTCCGAGCCGCCCTGCTTCCGGATCTCCGCCAGCTTGTCCGGGTCGTACTCCCCGTTGCGCTGGCGGTAGTCCCGGAGCATTTCCTGCTCGATCTCGCGCTTGGCGTTCTTGGCCGTCTCCCACTTGCGCCGCATTTCCCCAGCCAGGGCCAGGATATGGGGCTGGGACTGGCGCTGCTCGGCCAGCTCGCGCTCGGAGCGCCGGGCCTCCAGCTCGTCGTTGGGGACCAAGCGCATATAGCTGATGGAGGCACCGCCGGTCTGGTTGTTCTGGGGCGTCATTGCGGTCATGGCGAATCCCTTACTGCGTTAGGCGGTGCAGGGCCTTGGAAATAGAGTCGTGGCGGTGATCTTCGAGCCGGTCCCGGACGTCCACCAGGAGGTTCTCCAGGTAGGGCCGGCCCTTGCGGATCAGGGTGGGGACGTCCAGCTCCACCTCCACCAGCTTGTCGTCCCACGACACCAGCCGGTATTTGATCCGGCCCTCGCGGGTGTTCTTGCCCACCAGGACCTCGATCCCCTTGGCGTTCTCGCGGGGCAGCTTGCCGGTGGCGGCGAAAACCGACAGGGCATCCACCATCTGCCGGTTCAGCTCGGAGACGTCGATCTCGGTTTTCAATGCAGCTCCCCCAAGTCCTCGTCGTCCTCCTCCCCCAGGAACTCGAAAAGCTCCCCCATGCAGATCCGGAGGCCATCCTGGGTAATGTCGGAGTACAGCACGGTGGACACCCCCAGGCCATCCACCTCCAGGCGCACCTCCCATCCTTCCTCGAACGGGATCACCTGGGGCTGCGGGAACTCCCGGGCAAAGGTCTGACGGATCTCGTCGGTGGTCACTTTTTCTTTCCCTCGTTCGCCATGGCCTTGCGGGCGTGTTGGGCCCCCTTGGACGTCAGCTCCAGGTGCTTACCGTTCTGCTTCATCCAGCCCCGGTCCTTGGCGATGGCGATGGCCTCGGACTTGGACATGCGCTTGCCGCCGCTGCGGATGGCGCGGAGCAGGGCTTCCTCCCCCTTGTCGCTCATGGTCAGCTCCTGTAGGTGCGGGGCGGGATCACCCGCGCCGGCTTCTTGCAGTAAGGGCAGGCCAGATACCGGTCGGTCTTGCGCACTACCCAGGTCGCCCTCCACTGACAGTGGGGGCAGACCAGGGCCCGGACCGTCCATTGGTTTGACGACGGGGCCGTTTCTGGCATGTCACTGTTCCCTGGCGAACCCGGCCTGCATGAGTTCCACCACGCTCTGGAAGTCCTCGGTGGTCATGGAGGGCAGCTCCTCCGGATCGACCCACCACTTGGCCACCTTGGTGGACCCGGTCGGATGCACCAGGAAGCGGACCCGGCCCTGCTGGAACCAAAACCAGGATTGCCCGAAGGTTGTGCGCAGAATCTCGTTGGCTTGTTGGGCGTCCATTACGTCCATCCTTTGGCTGAGGGCACCACGATCTGGCGCGGTGCTCGATGTTTTGGCCCGAAGGTATGCGCCGAGGCCAGTACCTGGAATGCGTCCGCGCCGTGGGAGGCCCAATCATGGCGCGGCTGGTTTTTCCAGGTCCCGCGCTTGTCGTCCCACTCCTTGCGGTACGCGGCCAGCACCCCCAGCCCCTCCTGGCAATGTTCCTCGTCAAAATAGCAATACCCCAGGAAGTTGCGGGCGGCCTGGATGGCGTCCTCCTTGCGGTCGGGCCGGTTGGCGATCTCGAAGTGGATGCCAAGCTGCGCCGCTGTCTCCCAGCGGCTTTTCCCCGTCCCCATTTCCCGGACGGCGATGTCATGCGGCGCGGTATGGGTACCGTAGCGCCAGCCCCGCTCCCGCGCCTTCTGGTGGAGCATGTCGATGTAGTAGGGGATACCCTCTCCGGAGTCCTCGAAGTAGTCCACCACCCACACCTCGCGCCCCACCGTCTGCGTAAACCAGATCGCGGTGGAGTCCCCCACCCCCAGGTCCCACCACGTATCCACGGATACCGCCTTCTCCGGCGTGATCCGCGTCACCCGCCCCTCCTGACGGGCCTCCGAAAGCTGGCGGGCGAAGTACGCGCCGTACAGGGTCGCCTGGAACGCCTCCTCCGGCGTGGACGGATGCTCCTTGAGCATATCTTTGCCCTGCTGCTTCTCCTTGAGCACGTACCAGGCCTTTTGCCGAGCATCCAGCTCGATCCCGTACTCCTTGGCCAGCCGGTCGAAGTAATCCTGCAACCGCTGGCCGATCACCACCCGGTTCGCCTCCTCCGCCGTCAACCGGTACGAAGGCTCCTTCCACCAGGGGTAGAAGTGGAACTCCATATCCAGCCGGGTCAGCGGCCGGTCCTGCTCCTGACGCTCCTGGGCCGCCATGGCCATGTCATAGAACACGCCCTCCTGGCCCTCCGCCGTGGACTCCACCCACACCATCCCGGACTGGGGCACCGCCTCCAACGACCCGCTTTTGATCTCCTGGGCCTTGTCCGGATGCTTGGCCGCCAGCCTCCCATACTCCGATATATGCAGGAGCTGGACCGTCCCCGACCGGGCGGAAGTTGTCACGCGGATCGAAGATCCGTTCTCGAAAACCAGCTCGGCGGATTGCTCCGTCTCCGTCACCCGCGCCTGCTGGAGCGCCTCCGGCAGGTTGTCATACGGGAACTTCACCTTCTCCCGGAAGATCCGGCCGGCATCCTCCAGGGTATGGGCGATGATCGCCGCCGACACGTGGTTGTTGAACAAGCACGTATCCAGGATGAACAGGTCGATGAAGGTGGTGTTGTGGGAGACGAACCCTTCCGCGATGTACGTGCCCACGTCCGTCTGGAGGTCAATGAGCGTCTGTTCCCCCAGCTCCTCGATGGATTCGATCCGACTCCAGCCTATCCTGCCATTGCGCTTCCCGGGCAGCTCGCGG